AGTCATTACGATTCCCACGTAAATGTTAGGTGGACCCCAACACGGTTACTATCCGACTGCAAAAAGATGGTGCCCCAAGCGAGACTCGAACTCGCACGCCTAAGCACTGGCTTCTAAGACCAGCGTGTCTACCAATTCCACCATCGGGGCATAACTTTGGAGCGGGGTAAGAGAATCGAACTCTCAGCATTAGCTTGGAAGGCTAAGGTATTACCACTATACGAACCCCGCAAAATTGATTATGTATTTATATAGGAGGCTATGCCTCCAAAATTCTTATACCATATAGAAACACACTTGATATAGTAAATTACTTTATCACGGATGAACCCGAATTTAGTCAAATGTGTTTCTATATGGTAGAAGCACAGGGACTTGAACCCTGAACCTACCGGTTAAAAGCCGGTTGCTCTAGCCAGTTGAGCTATACTTCCATAATATGGTCCCTCCGGTCAGAGTCGAACTGACGCTTGTCGGATTAAGAGTCCGCTATGCTACCATAACATCTCGAAGGGATAGTACGTATTAATTTGTCTTTTACGTGCCATCCCTAGACCATACATGGAAGTCTAAAGATGACACTATCGTTTACCTGAACGTTTCATGTCATTTCCTTTATTAAAAACTTGGCGCACCGTAGGGGACTCGAACCCCTGGCCTCAACAGTGACAGTGTTGCGATCTAACCAACTGATCTAACGGTGCAAATTCTTTGGTACTGGGTACGGGAATCGAACCCGTCTTACAAACGTGAAAGGCTTGTGTCCTAACCGATAGACGAACCCAGCAATTAATCACTATATGTAAGTATACTAAAGGAACCATTGTACATCTATCTCTACCACCAAGTAACGTCTACTTGGGGCCTGTACGGTCATTACATCCTATATTATCCGTCATGCTCGGTCACATATGTACTCATGCACTTCATGAACTCTGACTATTGGGCGTAGCCGTCACTACTGTCCCCGCACAAAGCTCCTAACGGTATAGGTAACCTTTATAATACTTACATATAGTGATTGCTTCACAGCAATGTATATGATGGTTTAATTTTTAAAGAACGTTGTTGATTTCTCAACTCATGCTATGATTGTATCACAGCAACGAATTATTGTCAACCTTTTTGTAATGTAGTTTAGGCTGATACCTGATAAATGATAGTAGGATTCGAACCTACACGCTGTTTCCAACAGGGACCGGATATGGCCCCTATGTCTACCAATTTCATCATATCAACTCCCTTCTATTCGCTCGGCAAAGCTACTGTCAGGGGTCAAGTTTCAGACTGCTTTCAGATTGCCGTCATCAGCCTAAACTACACTACAAAATTTTAAAGAACCTTGTTGAGTAGTACGATCACTTTTCTCAACTCATGAATGTATTATAGCACCGAATCGATTTATTGTCAAATTCTTGTTTGTACTACTTTATGCTACAAATTCCTCACACTCCTTTAGGGTAGTGATAATTTTCAAATTAGGAATCTGTCTTTTAATCACATCTAATTTTTCTTTTTGGACCAATACCGCATGCGGATTCTTGGGGTCAAGATACAAGTCCTGAATGGGTAAATAGAAGTCAGGAAAATAGTTATGAGTCTTACCTGATCTGTCAACCCATTTAATAGGTTCAGTAGGCCTTATCCAAACAACACCTAGACTGTCTAATCTCCTCGCAAGACTTTCTTCCCACGAAGAATCTAATAACACTTGAGTTCCGTCAACTTGAGTATAATACCTAGTTGATTTGACTAGTCTTCGGTGTCCCGAAGCTAGTGCTTTGTCTCTTATTTTTTCCAAAGATTCAGGAGTATGTTTATAGTCTTTTCGGGTACTAGCTTTCCCCTTCATACTAGAAACGATTATTCTTCCTTCATCTTTTGCTTTTACAAACTGATTTCTAGGATTTTTAATACATTCCCTAGCTGAAACTAATTTTTCAGCATATTCAATTCGCTTAGGATTCTCATTACACCATCTACTATGGTTTGCTTTATTAGCAGGTGACAATCCCTCAAATTCTTTTTTACAATGCTTACATATAAACATATATACCCTTAAATGGCGCGACCGGAGAGATTCGAACTCCCGACAGACCGGGTAGAAGCCGGTTACTCTATCCACTGAGTTACGGTCGCATATATCTATTTATATATAAATGAAGTTTTTTGTACTATCCGTTGAACGAACGCCAGAATAAATGGTGCCCGGAGCCGGAATCGAACCGGCACGCTCTTTCAAGCGAGAGATTTTAAGTCTCTTGTGTCTACCTATTTCACCATCCGGGCTAATTTTTTAAAGAACGTTGTTGATTTCTCAACTCATGCTATGATTGTAGCACCGACTTGATTTATTGTCAACAACTTTTTAAATTAATTTTGGCATCCCCCCAGGGACTCGAACCCCGACCAACAGTTTTGGAGACTGGTATGCTGCCATTACACTAGGGAGATAATTTATACTTTTCTTCTAATTCTGGAGTAACAAAGTTATCAAAACAGAAAAATGCGTTTTTTCTAGTTTTAGAATTTTTGCTTACAACTCTATGCAGTAAAGTTACATCCACTAAGTATGCTTTTCCATATACCATGCTAGGAGTTTCAATTATCGCCGAATCAATAGATTCTTTTAATTGAAAAACTGCATCATTGTTGTTTAATGGAATATGTATTCTAGGATACACGTGTGGCTCATGCCACTCTACATTAAAAGGAGCCATCAATAATGAAAATCTAAATCTAAAAATCTTAGAAACATATTGGCTGAAAAAATCATCGACTATTTTAAAGTCATTGTCTTTCCATACATTTTCATTGGGATTTTCAGTTATTACATTTTCTATTTGATTTTGCCATTGCATGTAACCTTTTGATCCGTTTGTTGATATTTGAGATTTTTTAATTATATCAAATTTATAATTTAGAAAATCTAAAATTTCATCAGGAACATCACACAGTTCTGCAAAAGATTTATAACTCATCTTTTATTTATAAAGAATTTGGTACCTGGACACGGTTTCGAACCGCGGACCCTCTCCGTGTAAAGGAGACGCTCTACCCCTGAGCTATCCAGGCAATATTGGTCTCGATGGTAGGATTCAAACCTACGACCCTCTGCTCCCAAAGCAGATGCGCTAATCAGACTGCGCTACACCGAGATATCTTGGTGGACCGACGGGGATTCGAACCCCGGACTCTAGAATGCAAATCTAGTGCGTTCCCAATTACGCCATCAGCCCAACTAATCTTACTTATCTTTATTTTACTTAACTAAAAACTTTGGTGCCCCCACCATGATTTGAACACGGGACCTACCGCTTACAAGGCGGGTGCTCTACCACTGAGCTATAAGGGCTTTGTATGGCTCCTCGACCTGGGCTCGAACCAGGGACCAACGGATTAACAGTCCGGCACTCTACCAACTGAGCTATCGAGGAATACATCTTTATTTAATATGAATTATACATGACCTAACTTTTTATGTCAAGTTAAATCTGTATAATTCTACTATGCTTTGGAACACCTGATAACAAATAATCCATTTGATCTGCAAGTATAGTGCGGTTCTGTAGGATCATGTTTTCATAGTGATTAGGTGCATAAGGTACATATAGCAATTCAAGTCGTGCTTCTTTAAGAGTTAGACAACCTTTCTTTTGATTACATACTTTACATGCAGTAACCACGTTTGTCCATTCATCCAAACCACCTTTGAATCTAGGCATGATATGATCACGACTTAGATGTGAGAAGTTGGGGAAGTGTCCCCCACAATATGCACAAACATGTCGGTCTCTAGCAAACAATGTTCTGTTTGTCAATGCCACTTTACTGTGCTTAGTAAGGTTAAATCCTGAACCTCTAACTGCTATAATGCTAGTAGTTTCTAAATAACTATCAACACCATTCTTTTGTGTTCCACCGTGATATCTTGCAACTGTTTCACCTAAACTCCAGGCTACTTGATTCTTTGCATGATAACAGATGGCTTCATCATAGTTAACCCATGCTCGGGGTATACCTGATATGTCTAGGGCTAGTACTGCCATGATATCTCCTTACATATATTTAGACATTAAAAATATTTTCTTGTTAAAAAAATATGACTGGTACCAGCGGAGGGGATCGAACCCTCTCAAGAACGCTAATCTGGCGCTAAAAGGCTTATAAGACCTCCCTGACTTCCAAGTCTCGCTGGCATTGTTTGGTACCCTACCCCGGAGTCGAACCGGGATTAAAACTCTTCCTTTTGAGAGAAGCGACTTTGCCAATTTGTCTAGTAGGGCGTACATTTTTGGTACCAACGACTGGAATTGAACCAGTGACACACGGATTTTCAATCCGTTGCTCTACCGACTGAGCTACATTGGTATTGTTTGGGGTGCTGGATGGGACTCGAACCCACAACAACAGGAATCACAATCCTGGACTCTACCATTGAGCTACCAACACCATATATGGAGCGCCCAGAAGGATTCGAACCTCCGACCCTAACGTTCGTAGCGTTATGCTCTAGTCCAACTGAGCTATGGGCGCAATTTTGGCAGGGGAGATGAGATTCGAACTCATGATACTGATTTCAAAGACCAGTGCCTTAGGCCTCTAGGCGACACCCCAACAAATTAATAAACACTGAATGCCATTCACACTGTCATAGAGTGGGGGCGATTTTCTTCATATGCTATTCTAAAACACACATAGTCCACTCCAGTCAATTGAGTGTGCCGCACAGGCTATTATGTTCATCCATATGTGTTTTAGAATAGCATCTTTCGATGCTATGTTAGGGTCAATGCCCCAACCAGTGATTTTACAGTCTGCGTTATCGCCACAGATTTCATCCTACTGTCCGCCCATTCGATACATTTTGCGCTGTATTCCGGCTCTCGTTGCCTGTTCACGCTAAGTTGCAGTTTAGTACAACTTTGATTTATTGTCAAGACTTATGTAACACATAAGCAAAAACCCCTGAGACTTTTTAGTTTCCCAGGGGTTTCATAAAACTTGTTAAGTTTCAGTTACTTTGAACCTACTCCTCGATCTATGAAACTCCCCGGTAATCTTGTATCATAATTAAACTCTGATCCACGAATACTAGGTGTCATTGTTAAGCCAACATTCGCCCATACTGGTTGCTGTGGTGCTATAGACCATAGTCCGGTATGTTTGGAAGTTTGACACATAATGTTTTTCATAGTATGTTTATTTAGTCCTGGTTAAAAAAATCGTCAATTTAATAGTGTTTTTCTTCACTTTTTCAATCTATGTATGCATTGTAGCGCCACATTGTTTATTTGTCAAGTGTTTGTTACCCAATAAATAAAAACATGAACTATCACGCCTTTTCTCATGGTCAGACTCAAAGTAAAATTTGGCTATGCGAATCTCTAGAACCCTACATACCTGATCAAGCAATTGTTGCTATCTTAGGCAGTTGGTACAACGTTCTAGGTTTTATGATGTTAACACGAAATCGTAATAAGTATCAATCTATTTTGGGCATAGACATTGATACTCAAGCAATTGAGATTTCTAGTAAAGTAAATGCAGGCTGGATGATCGGTGATAGTCCCAAGATGAACAACATCGTTGCTGACGCAAACACTTATAACTATCAAGGATTCACACTAGTCATCAACTGTAGCCCTGAACATATGCCAAATGATAGTTGGTTTGACAACATAACACCCGGCACACTGGTGTGCATACAAACAAGTGACATTGATATCAACGATGAGGTGTGGAAGGTCGTGAACCCTTGTAGGTCTATGAAAGAGTTGGCAAAAAAATATCCCCTTTCACACACCATCTTGCTAGACACACAAGACATTACATATAGTGATTGGGGATATAAAAGATTTATGTTGATTGGTGTAAAATAATTACAATGCTACTTTTCCAACTGCATTGATTACACTTGCAATCTTGGCAACTGCTTGCAACTCAGTAACTGTCATACCTTCTTTGCGTAAGTTGTCATAGTGATTCTTTACACAGAAGTTACATTTACCAACAATGCTTGCAGCCAATGCATACATCTCAAATTTCTTTTTGCTTACACCGCCGTGATTAGCATATGCATTCATACGCAAGCCGGGGGGTAGGCCCTTAAGATCAGGGTCTTCAGTCATTTCAACAAATGGGTAGTACATGTTGTTCATACCCATAAGTGCTGCCGCAGTTTTAGCTGCCTTTGCTTCATCACTATCTTTCAATGGACTTTGTGGGTCATTGTCGATATGGTATGCCAAGTCACCGTTGCCGGCTGCAACTGCTGCCACAAATGCACATGCATGTGCATCAATTGGATCAAGTCCACTGCGATTCATAACCGCATCTAAGTTTAACTTAATATCCTTAGCGTGGTCAGGGATACTTTCCTTGACTCTATCTACCCAACTCATAGTGTGTCTCCACCGATTGGACGACTGCATGGGCACAATTCGCCAGTTTGCAATGCGTCAAGAATACGCAATGTTTCATCTGGATTACGACCAACATCCAAGTTATTTACTGTAACGTGTTGAATAACATTGTCAGGGTCAACAATGAATGTTGCACGAAGTGCCGCACCTGCTGGACCATAGAAGATACCCAATTGTTCTGCCAATGAATTTTCATCACGTGCTACGTCTGCGAAACTCCATGAAGTTGTTTTCTTCAAATCCTCATGTGCATTACGCCATGCTAATTTGCAGAACTCATTGTCTGTTGAACCGATTAATAATACTGCATCACGGTCTTCAAAGTCTTGACGTAGCTTGTCATATGCAACGATTTCAGTTGGGCAAACAAATGTGAAGTCTTTTGGATAGTAAACGATGATCTTCCATTTACCTTCAAAACTTTGATCTGTGATTGTTTCAAATGCATTGTCTGGTGTCAACGCTCCTGGCTTAACGCCTGTGACTGCAAAACTTGTGATTTTATCGCCGATTGTTTTCATATTTTTCTCCTTGTGTGTAATGAAATTATTTTTGTGCCCTACAATTAGGACAAATTAAAAGTAAATTAGTTTCTTCGTTGTTATGTGTATTGTTATCCTTGTGTACTACAACTAATGGTGCATCTTGATTTTGCCATTTTTCTATACCGCATGATTCACATTTGTGACCTCGGGAAGAAATCAAATATTTCTTAACATAATCAGGAACCTGTCTCCATGCTGTTGATTTTTCATTCTCTTTCCATTGACTAACAAGTTGTCTACTGCGGTGTTCTGCCTGACACTTGTTATTGCAATACTTGTAGGTATACACTTCGCCTTTTCTAGGGTTGACTCTACCACAATTTAAACAAGTGAAACAATTATTCATACCTTCTTGAAAACCTCATAATATTACTTAGTGCTTTTAAGTTAGGATTATATACTACTATATAGCAAAACTATAGTATATTGGGTATATTGAATATGTTAATTCCAATACTTTGATGAATCTAAACGGTCCCAGTATTGTTTATTATTGCGATTAATAAAATTCGTAATTAGATATTTTCCCATACCAAAATATCCCATCCTCTTAAATCTACGACTATCTTGTCCAAAGTGATGTTTGATTATTTTAAACTTCTTTGGACTGTACTTTCTAGACAGAAAATAGTCCTCGGATGTTGAAAACTGTTCGGGGAATCCACCATACTCCTCAAACTTATCTTTACGAGTTAACATGAATGCCCCAACAGCAAAAGGACTAAAATGTTTTAGTGTGTGGTTTATTGTGTTAAAGAGAGCAAATCCAAATTTTGCTCTTGGGTCTTTGTCATAGCATTTAATGTTTAATCCAATAAGGTCTAGCTTTTTAGATTCCATTTCATTGACTGCATCACGGATAACTGTGCTCTTAAAAAAACGAACATCGGCATCAATGAACAATATATACGGAGTATTGACTAATTTAGCGCCGTTGTTTTTGGCAATACTTACAGGGCCACCGTCAATGATTTCCACATTTAGATTTCCTTTTGTTGCTTTAATAACTTCTCTAGTATTGTCAGTCGAACAGTCTGCAATAATAATTCTAGTACTACCTATCATTTGATTGCGTAGATGTGTTAGTAAATAAGGAATATAGTTTTCTTCATTCTTGCAAGGAACTACAATGGTAATTTTTTCACTAAGATTCATTTTTTTACGCACCTTCCTTCAATTTTAAATTGATTGAATTTCAACCAATATGTCATACTTTGTAGACTTTGCTCACATGATACTTTATCTTGAAATATCAATTCAATACGCCCCGGAACATCTTTTGGATCGTTCACATGTACTGCTAGTAGTATCATTAACCACAT